CCAGAATCAAGTTTACCTTCAGCAAATGGGTTAGCAACAAGACCATAACGAGTCTTGAATCCGATTTTTGGTTGGAAGGTGTTCTCACCAACGGCACGAACCATTTGGAGAGGAACATAAGGACAATAGAAGAGACCAGCATCATAAGGTGAAGAACCCTTATAACCTACAACGTAGTACTGGTTAACAGATACGTTTGCAGAATAAGGATCAATATAAACACGATACTTACCTTGGAGAACACCAGCAAAGGTATTTCCAGTGTCATCAACGTTAAGGTTAGCGTTAAGAGCAGGGGTGTAATCAAGAACACCTGCCATGGTGAGTGCCGAAGCAACGTCAGCAGAGCAGAGGATCATGTTACCCTTTCCTCTACGAGTTTCTTGTGCAATTGCGTTAGCATCACGCTCGATTTGGAACAGAAGACCCTTAAACTTCTCAACTGACCAACGACCGTTGGAATCAACGTCAAGGTCAAAAATACCAGCGGTAGCAGTGTTAACAGCAGCACCTTGCTTAGCAATCTTGTAGATTGTACGAATAACTTCTCTGTTGATTTCCGCAAGGATTTCGGTTGAGAGAATGTTAGCAAGTTCTGCTTCTGCGTTTAGACCGTGAATAGCCTTGAGGTCTTGAGCGAGTTCTAGTGAATACTCAGCTTTCAATGCGCGTGACTTTGCAGTAACGGTGACTTTCTCGATTGAGAAAGCCATCTCGTTGAATACGCTGGTGCCATCGCCAAGCGATTCAGCATCGCCAGTGTTCATTCCTTGACCAGTAGCATATCCAGCGGTGCTTGCGGTTCCAACTGGATTCAGAACACCTGGGTTTGTTCCAGCTGGGTTTGAAGTAGTACCGAAACCAGCAGCAACATCAGTGAATGAACCTGTGAGGTTCTGAGCTGCGTTTTCGCCAGAGAATGAAGTATCTGCTTCGTTGAAGAATGCTTCAGATCCAGATGTTCTATTTGTTCCGTAGCGTGAACGCATTGCGAAAATGAGTCCAGTAGGACCATTCATTGGTTGTACGCCAGCAAGGTCATAAGCGACCAAGTTGGGCATAGAACGACGAATTAAGCTGATTAGAACAGGGTCGAAACCTGCTACAGGTCCTGTTGCGACAGAACCAGTTCCTGTGTTTGAGAATCCACCAGTACCAGCTGAGTTGGTTGGGGCTTCATAAAGGAACTCGCGCTCCTCTCTTTGGAATTTTTCTTGGTTTTCGAGCAGGACTGCGGTTACCATTCTACGATGTGAGTCCTTGATTTTATCAAGACCCTCATAATTAAGGAGTGGTGCCCACTTCTCCTGCAATTGTTCTGCATTGAACATTTGCATTTGTTTTACCTCTTTTGGAAATTGTTAGTTTGATTTATGATTTAAAAATCACTTTTTAGAAACTCTGGAAAGTGTCTGAAGATAAGATTCCATCGCACCAGAAACTGGTTGAGTATAATCAGCTTCTTCAGAAATTACTTCCGAATACCCTCTTTGAGCGCCAGCATTTCTTGGAAAGTATGCTTCCCTCAATGTTGCTAGCTTCTCACGATAGTCTGTCTCACTTTCAAACTCAACACTTTCAGATAGGGAAGCGAGTTTATCTTTCTGGGAGGTCGCAAGACCTTCAGAAACATCACTTAAAATTACATCGGCAACCGATTCTGCTAGTCTTTGGTTTAGAGCAATATTTCTTTCGATTTGCTCATTGAGTTTGGTCTCCATTTCATCAAGTTTATCTACCATACTCTCGATTACATCATATTTATCTTCAGGGATTGTTACATAATGTTCTTCAAAAAGACCCTTCATTCCTTGAAGGAATGATTCGGTCATTTCAGTTTTAAGTCCTTGCTCTACAACAAGGGCATTTTCCTGTAGCCACTCATCGGATACATACTCAAGATAAGAATCAACTCTTTCAGTCAATTCTGATTTGATTTCTTCAACTTGCTCAACAAGTTGATTTTCATAATGTGATTCTAAAGATTCATATATTTCAGAAATCTTTGAATTGATTGCTGCTTCAAAAATTAACTTTGCTTTATCTCTAAATTCTTCAGATAGTTCTTCACCGGCAAGAAGAGCATCAACATCTTCTTCGATGCTAATGGATTCATCCATTTTTTTCTTGCCATCTTCTTCGTCATCTTCATCTTCTTCATCATCTTTTTCAGATTTTTTAGAAGATTTTTTCTTTTCTGCCTTTTCGTCTTCATCTTCGGTATCTTCTTCTTCTTCGGCAGCTTCTAGGAGTTCTTCATCTTCATCATCATATTCAGAATCTTCT